AAATAATTAACCAGGTAGATGCACTAACATTTTTAAGACCACTTAAAAAACCTTCATCANTATTACTATTACTCATGGAAGAACCGCTATCTAAAGAATTTATAGAATAATCATTTCCTTTTGTCATTGAATTTAAAAAACCATTAGATTCATTACTCATTATAATAAAAATAAATATATTATTTTTTTATTATAATTGCGCATACAAATTTTTACAACTTTATTTGAATGTTAACAAATATAAAAACTGATTTAAATCTCCCAAAATTTCATCACGAATATTTAATAAGTCAGAATTACCCATTCGTCCAATCGTTTTGTTATTATTCAAACCTACTAAATAACTTTTAAAAGATATAATTCTTTGTTTTAATTTTCCTTGAGAATCAACATCTCCGAGAGAAAATGATTTATTACTTATTAAACCAATACGGTTTCCTGCTTTCCCTAAAAGAACCTCAATAAATTTATCAATATTTCCATTTAACGAAGTATATAATTCATCAGTTGCTTTATGAGTAGCATAACTGGTTGTTTTCCAATGATACAATTTCACCATCATAAGCATTTCTAAAAACTTGATCGTTATTTCTTTTTCAAATTGATTTATTTTATTAGAACTTGAACTAGAACTAGAATTAAAATTTTTACGTGTGCTAGAATATGAATTCTTTTTTTTCATTGTTTTCATTGTTTTTACCATTATAAATTATATATATAATAATGATATAATAATTATTGAATAATTATATTCTAGGAACTCTAGGAACTCTAGGAACTCTAGGAACTCTAGGAACTAATCTACACTCTAGGAATAAAGTTCTCTCCAAACGAATTCATGGTTTCTAATTTTTGTATTGTTTTTTCCAAATTACTTGCCTTAATATCTTTAAATAAATACTCGGTTCCCGGAGAAATTTCATTCTTTTTAATTTGCTTATAAATCATCTCTATTTTTTTTAAAATACTAGAAACGATTTCTTTTTGTTTCTCTCTTATAATTTCGTCCTCAACCACAATATTTTCACATAAAATAGAAACGACAAAATATAAAATATATTTTCTTTTTCGGTGACAACCACTAGTATATTTTAAAGTAAATAGAGAGAGAAGAGAATTAATAATTTTTTGAATGATTTTACTCCTTTTATTAGATTCTTTCAAAAGCACATCCCAAATTAACCAAATAATATCCATTTGAAACTTACTATCCACCGGAATATTTGTGCGTCTTTCACATTTACATTTTTCCTTTTTAGCTTTACATATCACCTCAAATTCTGTAATCCATTCAATCCAATAACATGCTGAAACTGTGTTTTTTCCATCCAGTGAAACATTAAACGCTAATTCATTGATGGCAACAAACAATTCTTTGGGGTCATCTGGCATAAAAACTTCTTCCAAATATTTCACATTGGGCGCTTTAAAACGATCCGTCATTAAAGTCATATCAAAATCCTCCTTAATTATTTTTATACTATCAAAACTATGTCTCCTTTTTGCATCACATAAAATACACATAATTTCACCAAACAGTTTTCTTATTCTTTCATTGTTTCTTAACCTCAGTTCATTGTTTACAAAACCTGTATTTACAATGGTTTTAAAATTTTGGATTCTTAATTCTAAATAAATGGCTATTTTAGGATTACCTAAATGTATATATTTACTGTAAAAAAATAAAATTAGTTCCCATAAATCGCTATAATGTCCTGCACATATTAATTCAGCAGACCAATAACATGCTGGTTCTATTTTTGCTTTGATTAAGCTATTTAGCAATTCTTTTCGTACATCGGTCTTTTTAAACTTTGAAAAGGTAATCCCTTTGAATTCTTTGTATTCTCTTATATCATTAATTTCAGAATCCGTAGACATATATTAAAAAATATACAAAAAAAATAACAATAATACATATAGATGAAAATAAATCAATCCCTGAAATCAATTACGAATGTTTACAATAAAATGTCTAATTTTGGCAAAATATTATTATTTGTCACCCTATTATTAATGTTAATCATGTTTTTTAAATCTATCAAACTACCAAACCCAAGTGGTTTTAAAGAAGGATTTGAACAACAAGATACATTTACTTATAAAAAAGGACCTGAAATATATGATGATTTTTATGCAAGTATTTATGACCATTTAGTCTACAATAACATTAAAACCGACTATGAAGTGGGAGCCATTTTAAATTCTACTCATCCTTCCAATATAAGTGTGGTATTAGATATTGGATGTGGAACGGGTCATCATGTCGCTAAATTAAATTCAAAAGATTTGCAAGTAATAGGTATTGACGTATCCCCATCCATGATTAGACAGGCAATAGAAAAATATCCGACTCATAAATTCATGGTGGGTGATGCTTTGAATGAATCTCAATTTGCTCCTTCCACATTTACTCATATTCTTTGTCTTTATTTTACAATTTATTACTTTGAAGATAAACGACGTTTTTTTGATAATTGTATGGAGTGGTTGATGCCTGGAGGTTATCTAGTCATTCATTTAGTAGATAAAGAAAGATTTGATCCGATTCTTCCTCCTGGAAATCCATTGTACATTGTATCGCCACAAAAGTATGCAAAAAAGAGAATTACTTCCACGAAAGTTACATTTAATGATTTCATATATCATTCCGATTTTAATTTAAATGACAACATAGCTACGTTTAATGAAAAATTTAAATTTAATAATGGGAAAACACGAAAACAAGAGCAGGTTTTATATATGGATGATACCGAAGTAATTTTAACGATTGCACAGCAATGTGGATTTACATTTCATAGTAAAATTGACTTGGTTAAGTGTGCTTATGAGTATCAATATTTATATGTATTTGTTAAACCGTCCTAATTTTTTTACACCGGGATAAATTTTACACCGGGATAAATTTTACACCGGGATAAAATTAGATAAAATAACTATAAAACGTGATTTAAGTATTATAATTTTATATATATACATCATATGTACAAGTGTAATATTACTGGACAAAATTTTGATTTAAATGACAGTGAAAAACATAGAGAACTCGCTGTTAGGTTTAATTATAATAGTCGTTTTAGAGCAATCTGTTATGTTTTTACTAAATTATTTTATGGAGAATGTAAAATAATATATAATTTAGAAGATAATAAAAAAATTAAGGGTATTGGTATGTCAGATAGTTGTTGGTCTACATTTTTTGAAAAAAAATTTGATTATATTAATACATTTTATCATACTTCACCATATTTAGATATTTATAATAATGAACATATAAAAAACTATAACGATTTAGATTTTATTATTTCATCAGATGTATTTGAACATATTAACCCATATCCATCAGTTCAAATAGCATTTGATAATCTTTATAAAATGCTTAAGAATGGTGGTTGTATTATTTTTTCTGTTCCATTTTCATATGGTGAACATAAAGAACATTTTCCAAACCTTTATAAATATGAAATTAAAAAAGAAAATAATAAATATGTTTTATACAATACAACAATAGATAATAAAGAAGAAATATTTAATAATTTATGTTTTCATGGAGGTCCAGGTAGTGTTCTAGAAATGAGACTATTTTCAAAAAACTCTATTATTTTATTTTTAGAAAAAAGTGGATTTGTTGATATTGTATTTCACGAAATAAACGAAGATATGAATAAATATGGAATATTTTGGTCTAAAGATAATACTAATAATTTTGCTTTAATAATTTCAGCGAAAAAACGGATATAGCTTCTGAATGTAGAAAAAATTTAATAAATAATATTTTCAATAAAATAATATTATTTAAATTATTAATGAATTCTGAATATATTATGGAAGTATTTATTGAAATATCCAAAAATGGACATATTAAGTATGAATTTGACAAAGAAAAAAATCAATTAGTGTGTGATCGTATTTTACATACACCATTTAGATATGATTTCAATTATGGATTTATCCCTGATACACTTAGTGAAGATAATGATCCAATTGATGCTCTTGTATTTATGGAAGATGAATTGGTTCCTGGATGTTTAATCAAATGTAAACTACTAGGATATTTAGAAACAATGGATGACGATGGAAATGATCCAAAATTAATATTATGTCCATGTAAAAAAGTAGATCCAACATATAAAAATATTAATGATATTTATGATATTAGTAGTCACATATTAAATAAAATTAATTATTTTTTTACACATTACAAAGATTTAGAAAATAAAAAAGTTTTTGTTGGGGAATTTAAAAATAAAGAAGAAGCAATTCATATTTTAGAAAAAAGTATATTACGTAACAAAACTATAATTAGTCCTGCAAGTCCATTAGTTAATCGTAATGAAAAAAATAATGAAAGAAATAATAAAAAGAAAAATATTTTAAATTATCAATTGCCTATAAATAACTCAAACACATTTGCTAAATAAAAATAGTTATTTAATTATATTAGATATGTAATATGCTTTTCTCTCATTTTTCTTTTCAAATAATGTAATAATAAAATATGATTCAATTACTAGAATATTTATCTTATATTACATTATTTATTTGTCTTATTGTTTTAACAAGTTATCTATACATCAAATACAAATACGGCTTCTGGATGATCCAACCTGTGTTTCATATTTATGATATTCCGTATATGTTTTCTTATCCGGGAATTATTAATCACGCGCTTCCAAAAAAAAATAAATATACGAATTTCAAAAATATTGAAACGGTGGAATATGCAAGCGTATCCGATTTAAAAATGGGACAAATAGTGAAATTCATTCAAATGAATTACTTGAATCACAAAGATAATAAATTTTCGCCAAAGATTGGAAACGTTACGCCTTATTTTTACGGTCATAGTTCCAAATCCTTTTTTTCTTTTTACAATGAAGAACAATTGTATTCGGATATTAAAAAAGGTACGCTTATCAAAGATAATAAAATTGTTGGTCTTATGACTTCAAGACCGGTTCATCTAACTATCAATAACGGTGATAAGGACGCTAAATTTGACGTCTATTATGTGGATTATTTATGCGTTCATAAATTATTCAGAAAAAAAGGAATTGCGCCCCAATTGATTCAAACACATCATTACAATCAAAGTCATTTGAATCAAAATATTCAGGTAAGTTTGTTCAAGAGAGAAGATGAATTGACGGGAATTGTGCCATTGTGTGTTTATTCTACTTATGGTTTTTCGGTGAATACATGGACAAAACCGATGGATCTATTACCCATGTACCAACTCGTAGAAATAAATGTATCAAATTTCCATTTATTATTTAATTTTATTCAAGAAAATAGTGATAAATTTGATATTGTTATTTCTAGTGAAATTACAAACATGATTGAGCTCATTAAAACCAAGAATATTTTTATTTATACCATTGTTTTTAATAGTGAGATTGTATGTGCGTATTTTTTTAGGAAATCCTGTGTCTTTGTAGACAAAGATTTGGAGGTTCTCTCGTGTTTTGCTTCTATCAATAATATTCAGAGTGAAAATGAAAAGAAGAATGATAGAAAGAATGATAACCTGTTTGTCCAAGGATTTAAAGTAAGCTTTTGGAAAATATCGTTTGAAAATTACTTTGGATATGCAGCCATAGAAAATATTTCTAATAATAACATCATTATTGATAATTTATGTTTGAAGACCAAACCAATGATCGTAAGCCCAACAGCTTATTTTTTTTATAATTTTGCCTACAAAACATTTGCTGCGGAAAAATCCTTGATTTTACTTTAGGGAGAATGATTTTTTTTGTAAAATGGATTTTCTTTAGAAATAGTATAATGGCTCCTCCTTCTCCGATTACACTTAATTTAAGTGGTGATGTAATGTTTGTGGGAACAAATGTACAAGGTAATCAAATTTCAAAAGATTATTCCTTTAATACAAATCTTAAATTTTCAATTCCAGATGGTAAACCAACCCAAGAACAAGTTGATGCACTTGTTAAATTAGTTTTTATTAAAGCAGCACAACAAGTTCCAGAAAATCTTTTTCCTAATTTAGTAAAAGTTTCTAATCCTGTAGCAAATATTGTTCTTAAAATTTCATATAATGGTAAAGAATCTATATATCCTTTACCTGAAAAAAAGTATCGTTTTACAGTAAAAGATAGTCCGACTAGTAGAACAGTACAAGCATCTACGACGGCTGAAGATTCGGTGTCACCTTCCGCATCACTTCTTGAAAGTGTTATTGATTACAGTCAACAAAGCATCGGTAAAGACAGCACAAAACCCAAAAATATTTAATAAATAATTTCTCATAGTTTTTCCTTTTATAATACCGAATCATTATAGTTAGTTATGACCAAGATACAATTTGTAGCACCTATTTCATTTCAAATAAATGTAATTAATTATTTTATTTGAAATTAAAAAAAGAAAAAATAAAAAATAAAAAAAAATAAAAATTCTCTAACGAACATATTTCCCCACTCTTGCAAAAGAATCCACCACAAAAATAATAAATATTCCTAAAAAAGAATACAAAACCACTTCTTCAGTCACATTATTCGTTCTTTCATCTTGTTTTTCTTCTAGTAAATTGATCATGTAATTAAGTTTCTGTAATAAAATATCCTGACTAGATAATGGGGACTGATCTGCTCCTGAATACATTTGTCCCATTCCATTATAGTAAGGACGATTTACAGGCATTTTATTTGGATTGTATCCCGGCAACAATTTTTTGTAATATTCGTCCACGGATTTACTATCCCCATACAATTTATAATCATTCAAATCCAAATTATCTCCCCCTTCATAATTTGGTTGAGGGGCTCTTCCTAATGTTCTAAACATCAAGTCGTTATTTTCATTACTGCGAGTCATTCCTTCTTCCGTTGCATTTGTTTTATTCACGCCTGCAGAATTTGGCATCGGTGGAGGATTAAAATCTCCTAGATTGTCATGGTCGTCATCTGTAGAAGAATTATTATGTATCGTTTCTAAAACAGAATTCACTTTTTGAGTATCAAAATTTTCTTTAGGATATCTTTTTTGTGTTTTATTATGTGATTGTCTTTTTTTATTCATCAAATTATCATCACTTCCATTGATAGAATTTAAATTATTTGAATTATCATTAAATGGAGCAGCATACATTGCTAAAGACATTCTCTTAATAAAAATTAAGATAATAATTTATGAATTTATTTATGAAATATTATATAAGAATATTTATATGGCAAACTTTCAGTTGATGAGTAAAAAAAATATAGGTGGAGCAATGGCTCTCTTTCTTGTAATATTACTAAGTCAAGCTAGAATTTTTAATTTTTTATTAGATACTCTTTTAGGGAGAATGATGCTAGTTGGATTTTTATTAATCATTAGTTATCTAAATAAAATTTTTGGTGTCGTAAGTGTTCTTTTAATCATCATTATGTTTAACAATAGTGGTCTAGGATACATGGAAGGATTTACTAGTGACAGTGAAGACAAAGAAAAGAATAAAGAGACTATAAAATCAGATGCTGAAAATACAGCCAATACAGTAAAATCGGATGCTGAAAATACCGCTAATACAGCGAAATCCAATGCTGAAAATACAGCTACCACAGTAAAATCGGATGCCGAAAATACGGCTAGTACAGCGAAATCCGATGCCGAAAATACAGCTAATACTGCAAAATCTAACATGACAGAAGGGTTTGACATCATCGGAAAAGAAAATAATATTAAAAGGGGAAAACAATCTAACTCTATTCCTGTGAATGATTTTATGCGTGAATCAGATCATGTATCACCTCATGAAGGGTTTGGAAATTTTGAATCTTTTTCACCCTTTTAATCAACCTTTTACACCTTTTCTCATTTAAAACGCCGATTTTAATATAAA